TTATCAAACGAAATCACCAGCGGTTCTTTCTGGCAGAAAAAACCAGCCGAATAATTTGTTGTGTTCCCGTCGCCGGTGTTCCCGTGGCCGGTGTTCATGTTGCCGGTGTTCCTGTCGCCGGTGTTCATGTTGCCGGTGTTCCTGTTGCCGTCTGGTTTGATTTCCGACAAAAATCTGATTTCCCGACAAACAACTTTTAAATCCGATCCCGGTTCGTATTCTTCAAAAACGTCCCGCGCCTCAACGGCGAATATTCGCGTTCCCACGGCTGAATAATAATTCCACAGCCCACTAGGGTGGACGCAGAAATGAAATCCACTGGAACATAATTTTACCTCACCTTCGTGCTTATACCACTTACCAAGTTCAAATTTAAAACCATGACATTCCATCTCGGAATTCGTGGCTTTATAACCGGTCAAGTAATCATAATGTTTCATATCATCATCTCCTTCATTTTCGTTGCGGGTATTCAATAAAATTTTTTATCAACTCATTGCGAGCTTCTTCTTTTAATTTTTCTGTCCTCTCTTAATAATTTTTTAACTCTGGATATTTCTTTCAACCACTTTTTTCCTCTTTCTCTATCTATCTCGCTCCAAACCCTGTTAAATTTTTCATAATCAAAAAGAGGTCCTCTTAAACAATCATCAACGCACCAATATTCAATCGCACATTCTTTCCAGTTCGCTTTGCTCTCCATAAACTTTCCGCAAGACGGACACTTCATCTCGTAAAATCTCCTATCTTTTCATCGTCTCTTTTATTTTTGTTGCGGGGTCAGTGCGGTTGTTCCTCGTTAATTATTTCGCACATTGCGCCGCATTCTTCAACTACTGGGCCTTCCTTGCGTCCAGCGTTCGGATCGAGTTCGTCAAGGTATAGTTTTACGTTATTGTCTGGCCCGGCCGGTTCGTCTGGTCTTGCTCTTTTTTTCTTCAAACATGACGCCCCGACTATGCGTTCCGTTGCGGCGCGAAGTTTAAACACTTCTGGAAAATCTACTCTGATTTTATTCCAGTAACCCATACCGCCCTTTACACATCCGATGCAGTTATTGTTTTGATAACCAAGGTCATACATCGCGGGGCGTTTAATTCCAGCTTTACGAAGTATCCCGTGGGCTTCTTCTTTTGTAATTTTATGCTCAACCAGAGGGAAAATATGTTCCTGATTAGGCATAGCCTCTCTTAATCCGTCGCATCGGCTCTGATTGCGCGGCGGCCTCGGTTTTATTTCATCAATGTCCATGCCCCAAACATAACGGAATGTATTAAACCATTCGTTTTGGATCTCCCATTCGCGGCGCACGCGGCGTTTTAAGTATCGGGTGCAAATTGCACCCGAAGGCGAATTTATAAATCCGCATCCCAGCCTAATCGCATTGTCAACATTTTTATATGGCGACTGTAAAATCTCAACCGGCTTTCTAAACCACCTTTCGCAGTCTTTTACAAATCGCATCGTGTCTGGGTGTTGATCGTCAATGTGCGTGTAAATAATTTTATCTACTTTATCGTGCATAAGCCATGTCGCCACGGCGGATGAAACTCCCGCGCTAAACCATGAAACTGTTATTGTTTTAATCATGTTTTTTCACCGCGCTCATACTGCATTTATATTTTCCAAAATGTATCACGCCCGTCTTTCCCTGGGACAGCAGGCGGCGGAAGGATTTACAGGCGTTTATATTTTATTCCTATGTTTGAAAATCTCATATGCCTCATCGTTCAAAATTTCATCCTCCAATAATTACTTGACAATTCGTTAATGAGTTCGTTCGCTTTTACCTTGCTCATATCCGTTATATAATAACCCGCACCAGCCAATACACGGGTTTGTCCGGGAGTTGCCAATTTCCTTTTGTCCCTATTAATCATGCAGTCAATCAGATGCTTTGCGTACCCCTTGGTCTTTACCTTGTAGGCATTAATTCCAAACTGTTTAAGTAGTTTGATTTGGCCGGGAGTTGCTTGTGTTTCTTCCCATGCAAAGACCGGTTCATATTCGCATAGTGCCTCGTCTTTAATCATGACGGCGTAACTCAACGGGTCTATCAGTCGGGATTCCTTGTGCCGTTGTTGTTGCAGTTCTCGCGCTAAGGCCTCCTCTCGTTCCCGGATTACGTCCCGCTTCGCCATGCTTTCCATCATTTCAAGGTCCATTGGTTCGCCGGCTTCTCTTTCCTGAATTTTTTCCATCTTCTCGGCGATTTCCGGCGTTTCGGCAATCAGGTTGCAGGGATGGCAAAGATCGTGTTTGGCCGTCTGCCAGAGAAAATCCAGTATCAGCAGGTCTTTCTTTCCGGGCCAGATGCGGGTCCCGCGTCCAATCATCTGGGCGAAATAAGGCCGGGACTTGGTTGCCCGTAGGACAACAACGCAATCAATATCCGGCAGATCGTAGCCCTCGTTTAAAAGTTGACTGTTCAACATGACTGCCCCGGCCCCGTCTTGTTCCCATGCCGGCATCTGGCTCCTGTCCTCTCCGCTGGCGTAATACGCTCGCCGGCCAGAATCGCGCAGGATGCCCTGTAGGCGTTGAGCGGTGATGCAAAGGGGCGTGAATATCAAAGTCTTGCGGTCGGGCGGTATGGCCTCGGCTATACGTGGTAAATACGGGTCTAGTGCGTTCCCGAGGTCGCCCTCGTTGTAATCTCCGGCCATAACCCGGACGCCGGTCAAATCAATCTTGAGCGGGTGTGTTTTGGCAACTATCCGGCATAACCAGCCATCTGTTATGGCCTGACGCAAACTGTATTCGTAGGCCAATTCTTCAAAATATTTACCAAGGTTCTTTTTATCTCCCCTCTCGCCGGTAGCGGTAAACCCGACAACGTGAGCGGCGGAAAAGTGATTTAAAACTCGTTGCCACGAATCGGAAAGACAATGATGCGCCTCATCCACTATGATTTTGCTGAACCGATCTGGCTTGAATCGTTCCAATCTGTTTTGACGCATTAAAGTTTGAACACTTCCGACGACGATGCCTGAGTCATCATCGGCAAATTGTTCTGCCTTTTCAATGTCGCATTCAAGTCCGGTTGCTTTTTTAAGTTTATCTTGCGCTTGTCGTATTAATTCGTCACGATGGCAAAGGATTAAAGCTGAACCACCCATTCCCTCTTCGCCTGCGGCAATATTGGCAAAGACAATCGTTTTCCCGCTCCCTGTCGGCATGGAAACCAATACCTTGCGGTATTCTTTCCATTTCTCATAGACAGCGATCAGCGCGTCGCGTTGATATTTTCTAAGTTCCATTCAATCCCCGCAACTCCCGTTTGTCATTACTTCCAATGCTGATTCAATTTTCATTCCCCTAAACTCAAATTTTGTCTTTGGAAACATATCTACAAGGTCTTTGTCGCGTCGTGGTTCTATCGGGTCGCATGTAACCTTGCGTCCGCACTTGGGACATTTATCTTTATCGCAGATGGTCTTGCACCAGCGGCAGATTGTTATTTCAATGGTCAAGATATTCCCCCTCGGGCGGACTACCGTTCCCGGGAGCATGGAGGGAATTCATGCCGGAGGTCGGGATACGGTAGCCACCCTTGATTTTTAGAACGCTAAATCGTCTTTTTCAACGGTTGGCGCAGGGATTGGGTCAAGGTATTGCTTAACCTGCATAGAATCCTTGCCGTCAAAGTTATGCGGTTCCAATATAACCCGGCCCTGGGCGGACGGGACCATGTCCCAGCGCGCTTCAATGGTTTGTCCATGCTTGCGCTCTCCGATTGCCACAAAGAATTGGCAAACCATACCCCACGTACTGCTATGTAACGTCAATCGGTCAAACGCAATCCCGATCGGTTTTTCAAACCCCGTATCTTCCTTGGCGTATATTTGTAAAACCAATTTCGCTTGTGGTGCGCCAGTTGTTTTTTCGCCTTTTGACACGCCTTTGGTCATTGATTTTACAGCAAACAGATATTCGCCCTTTGGCAATATACTTCCCGCTGCGCCTTCTTCGTCAATCGGACTGTCCCATTCTTTGTTCATGATATTATTATCTCCTTATTATTTTTGTTCGCGTTTCTGTTTGATTGCGTTGACGACCTTTTCCCAATTTGCGGCCAACGTCATTTGGTCAAGTACGACCTTCTTTATTTCCGATAGTTTCCCTTCTTTTGGAATGAATGATTTGCCTTCGCAATATCGTTCAAGTTCCGATATTAATACCTCCGACTTTTCCATGAGTTTCTACAATTCGGGCGGGGTGTCGTTGTCTTTCTGTGCAGGTGTCGTTCGTGTTGCTTGACCGGTCTTGAGCATTTCATCCACCTTCGACTTGACTGGAGGCGGGGGCGAAACTTCAACGACCGTTTTGCTGACATTCTCTCCCAACACTTTCCCGAACACGGAAAAGTCAAACGGCAGTTCAAACGGTATCTGATCCGGTAATCCCCAGCGGTTCTTAGCATCGTAGGCCGCTGTGTGCTGGGTATGGATGATCCGCTTGCGGCCGCCGATGGCCTTGGTGCGCTTGTTGTCGTCTTGGGTTACTGTAACCTTGTAGTTCACGAACAGGACGGCCTCGGCCCATTCCTTGAGTAACGGCGAGGTCTGGCGGGTACACTTGAATTCATAATGGTCAAAGGAACCGGCCTCGTCCGGCAATTCCATTTTCTTTACCGTACAATGAGCGATAAAGATAATGTGCATTCCGGTGTCAACTAAGGTATTCAGGGACGTTAAGAGTCTTCCAAATTCTTCGGCCAGAAACGTGTAACCCTTTCCATACCCAAAATCCTCTATGCTGGTTTTGTTGGAATTGGCGCAAAGATGCTGGACGCAAAACCGTTCAGCCCAGTCCGCGGTATCAATTATAACCGTTTTGAATCCTTGGTTATTGGCCTTGAGTAATTTGACAGCATCCAATATGTCCTGCCATGACAGGCATTCCATCCGTTTTACGTCCATCCAGTTGGTTGAACCTTCGGTATCAATGAATACCGGTTTCGGGAATTGATTAGCGAGTGTTGACTTGCCGATTCCCTCCGGACCGTAGATCACGATCCGTTGAGCCTTCTGAACTTTACCTGATGTTAGTTGCATTTCTGATCTCCTCCTTATTGTTGTTAATCGAACTTGATCGTTTCTGTTTCTTCTTTAATCAATCCGTCTTCAATAATCACCGAACATTCATCCCCGCGGCTGACTCGGGTTGTGATAGCCTGTAATCCTTCCCGTTCCAGCCATTTGCCGAATTCTTTGAGCGTCGTTACGTCCATGGACTCCAGTTTATCAATCAGGACGAATCCCATCTTCGGGTTGATTGCCCGGCAGATTGCAGTTGAGGCCATGAGTTGCTCTGCGTGGCTCATACAGTCCCATGCGTGGCCTTTGTAGATAAGGACGCCGTTCTCAACCGATAAGTCTTCCAGTGGCATACTGGCACCATCCAGTAACGTCTTCTTTTCGTCCCTGATGGTTTCGATCTGATGTTGAAGGTTTAAGTATTCTTCGTGATGACTTTCAACTTCCGACAATGCCTTGTCGCGTTCAAGGTTCTGGCGGATTTGAGCATTTCTTGCGTCTATCTCGGCGAGTTTGGATTTAAGTGCCGTCGTATCTTCATCTTTAAGACTTTCGGTCTGTTCGAAAGCTTGTTTGTATTCTTCCTCCATTCTTGCAAGCGTACATTGCTGTTCTTTTAATTCCGCGCTTGCCGATGTGACTTTTTCTTCGGCGTCAAACAAAACTGATTGAGCATGGTGTATTTTTGAAACTTGAAGTTTGACATTAGCCTGAAACGCTTCTGCCCTTTCCCTGATTTGTCTGTTTTTGGCGTTTACGTTTACCTTGTGTTCAAGCTCTGTCATAACGTCCGTCGGTGTCAGCAAAGTAGTTCCCGCCGCCTCGTCATACGGCATGGATTCGGCGTGTCCCTTTGCTTTGACTTCCTGCCGACCAACGGCCAGACGGTCGGCCTCCAGTTTTGATATTTTCTCGTCAAACGGGTTCAAGTCCACGCCGATAATCTCTAAGAGAATATTGGCGCGTTCTTTGTCCGTTGCGTTTAGGAACGAGGACAGATCAAGAGCAAACGCGCTGATAAAGTCGTTGAGTAAACCTTGACCCGCCTTTTTACTTCCCATCGGGGCGTCCACTTTAAGATACGTTCCTTTGTCGGTGAATGTCCGGACAACGGTTACGCCGTTTGATAATTTGACCGTAGTTTGTCCTTTCGCGGCGCCATCCCTGACCGGGTCTCTTGGTGTGAATTTTTCGCCGCCAAGGGCCGACATGATTCCATCCAGACACGAAGATTTGCCCTGCCGGTTGTTTCCGCCAAGTGTGGTCAATCCGGTTTCTGCCGGCGTTAGACTGACCGCCTGTACTCGTTTGACATTCTCAATCTCAAAACTGACTATTTTTACTTTGTCCATTACATCTCCCATATTTCAATTATTGTTTCCTCGTGCTCATCTTTGCCGATTTTAATTTGTTCTTTATTAACCTTCCTGATTTCTTTGGCACTATCACCTTGTAGAACTCCGCAACTAACGAGACTATCAAGGACGTATTTAATTGAACTTCCGTCGGGGTCAGCGAGTCGGTGGCGTTTCTCAATGAAAGAGATATCAACTTGTCCACTAAATCCCGTAGTTTTTTTCGTTGCCAGAAGTGCATTGCCAGTATTCGGTTCCACGTTGGAAGTCGGGCGGGAAACTTGATTACGAGTAATATTTTTGGCTTGGATTCGTTGCACATCTTCTAAAGTCCATCCCGTCATTATTCCCTCTCAATTTTAACCCTCATTCGTCCGTCAGACAGTTTTCCGCCCAGGGCGAGAAACGCGGCCGGGGTCAGATCGCAAACCACGTTTCGACTTCTTGCTTTCTTTCCCGGCCCGTAGTCCGTATGGCGCAGGACAATCTGCCTTTGTGTCAGTAAATTTGTGATCCGATACTTTTGCCCCCACATTCTGCGTCCATTCACCTTTCGGGGGTGGAACGGGAGCGCGCAGGTAAACGCAGATTCGTTGTATTTCTGCCCGGATGCCGTCAATGTTCCTGATGTTCCCTCCCTTTGCGCAGATTTCGTTGAATACCAAGTCGCAAACCCGGTCATTCGCCTTGGTTGCTTCCCTGCAGGCGTCTTGCAATTCCCGAATGCGGGTATTGGCACGCAACCGCAAAACACGAAACAAATCAGAATTAGAAATATGATTTTCATTTTTCATTCATCCTCTCAATCGTAGGTCATTTTTATTGATATAAAAAAGAAGCGTCCAGCCGACAAGGGAGATGAAGACCGTACCGAGAGGTAAGGGGACTCCGTTTATCGGACTGGACGCAAAATTGGGATAAACATATCTCGGTCTTCATGAAAAGAACTGTAAAACAAAAAACGTAAATCGTCAACAATTATTTTTCATCTTTTCATAAAACCGCTGGTATTATTGAAAAATATGCATCATTTTTATTTTATATATTAAAGGTAAATAATTTTTATGATGCTTTTTTTTGTTCTTCCTTAAATTCTTCCACTTCCGCGTCGGTTACTTTCATCGAGTTGTCGGGGATTTCTCCGTGACTATTTTTCCCGCACCGCGGACATATACCATCCGCCATGAGCATATTCTGCTTGCTCCCGTTCACGTCTCCGCAAAACTGACAACGTTCAATATCTTGAGAGTGGGCCGACATATCAACAGAATCCGGTACGATTGCCAGTACTCCGCTGTCCCGATATTTCTTTCCACGTTCGTCCTTGCGGGCCAGACTGATCGGATAAACCCAAGTATCCTCGGACAATCGCCGGCCGCCCAAGGGCGTAACAATGATTCGGTTTCCGGGTTGCAAATCTACACCAAGAGTCCGTTTGTCGTCAAGCCTCATAGATAATGCCACGATCCGGCCAATCAGGTGCGGCGCCTTCTTGTATCGTTCAGGGACTTTGATCAATCCTGTGTCCTTGTAGAGCGATTCAAGTTTCACGATCATATTACCGGGCAATGGTTTTACTTTCATTCTTTTTTAACCTTTCTCTTGTTATTTTGTTTTTGATTCGTTCTCTTGCGTTTTGCGTGATATCGTCAATAATATTTCCAGCACGTTCCTTGTTCATTGCCTGTAATTGCGGAAGTCTCTGCTGTATCTTTTCCCGGATAATCTCGCCCGATTCCTTAACGTAGTTGTAATATTCATCCTCGTTCATTATATCGTTCCTGATCTTGGTATCCTTGTCCGGATTACTAATCCACGCCTCTTTGTCCACGATCAATTTCCATACCGGATCGGATCGTTCCTTGCTGAAAAAGATACTCAAGGGACTAGCGGTCTGTTTGACGGGTTGACCAAGTAAATTCAATTTTGGTTTAACAGAATGAGACGCAATCGGAACTTCCCGGAGTAATCCCTCTTGGATGGTTGAGTTGTCGTGTATATTCGCGTCAAAAGTCCGGTCAATCTGTTTGAACAGGGCGGGAACAACCGTACTTGCGTTGCGGGTTAAATACGATTTTAACGCGGCGGCAGCGGAGTCGGGTGAATCTTTTTGAGTCATGTCTACTATCTGATTCATACCGGATAAGAACGACATATCGAATATGGTTCCCGCAGATTTAAGTGCGGCATACGCCGTCCGGGTCAAAAGACTTTTCTCGTCCATCTTGCGCCAGCGTTCAGCGTCCCTAATGTTGCCGACAATCGCAAACGGAACAGCGAACGGGGTTAAACGATAATCAAAATAGTGTTTCCCAAGTTTGATCGAATACGGTTTCCAGCCAGTTTCTTCCATTTGATATCGTTTTGTCGTACTTCCCGGTCCGGCGCCGTAGATGGCAAACTTCTTTTTGTCGTCATCGTCGTCTTGCGATTTATCCAACAGATATGCCGTTACCATCGCTGCCGTCCCCATGGTGGCCTTGGCAAGTAATTGTGCCCTGCGGTGGCCCGTGATGGGCTGTAGATCGCCAGAGCCGTCTTTCATACCATGCCATGCCCGGACGAATCCCCATAGCGTATGGTCAATCGTCGTATTCGCCACATTAGCCACGATCCGGGTGAAAGGTACGGCCAACTTTAAGATTGGCACATCTCGCGAAATATCAGAAATTCCCTTGGCAATGCGACCAAGTTGACCTTCCGGCTGATAATTAAACGTTACCCGTTGTGCGTAGTCCATCGGCTCGGCAATCAATTCGTCGGGGCGTTGTTGTTCGGCAAGTTCCTGCTGTCGTTTTTTGACCTCAAGACCTTTTAATCCTTCATCCATTGCCTGCTGTTTGAAGGCTTCTCGTTGAGCGCCGGTCTTTCCCATGATCTCGGCAGCCCGGCGCCATAAGTCTTTTCCGGACACGCCTTCCTTCCGGGCCAGATCGGCCGCGATCATCATGGCGCGTGCTTCCTGCGCCGGCTTGAAGAACAACATATCTGCGGCATATAATGACCGCATGACGTATTTCCAACTATTGAATACCTTAAAAATACCTGTGAATGGTTTCAGTTCAAGGGCGCTGGATGCCTCGTATTTATTTCCACGGACAGGGAAATTGCCCGTTTTCAGGACATTGGCCGCACCCTGAACACCGGCGTTAATCCCGCGAATCATACCCCACAAGGCGAACGGGGCGTTGCGCGGCTCGGCAACCATGGACGCGCCAAGATTATCTATAAGGTTCCATGCGTTTCCGAGAAAGTTTCGCTCGGCAGTTTGATATCCGCTCAAGATATTTGCGTACCACATTGACCAGCCAACATCCCATCCGTCCGTCGGCATCTGTTTCCGCATGTAATTCAACATTTCGCGGGTAGCGTCATGCTGTTGGAAACCTTCGGGAGCGTTCTTGATAATTTTTGCCAGTTCGTCAAGTTTGGCGGCAATTTCCGGGGTTAATGCCGGTAGTTTGTACGCCCTGGCAATCGCCTCTCTCACGACCGGATCATTTAATGGGCCAAGGTTTGACAACTCAAGCAATCGTTTGATGGCCTTTTGATTGTTCAAGGAAACCGACCGACCGGAAATCATTTGTTCCAACATGCGGGTCTTGGACTTCTGCGCCCTCTCAATAAACTTATGCTGAATACCCATCGTCAATTCAAGCGCTTCTCTCTCTGTCATGCCGGCAGATTTTAACAGGTCAAGGACGGGTTCCCTGTCGGTATTCGGATCACCGGCAAACCATTGCTTGAGTATGGATTTAAGTTCGGCGTTCACGGATCGGATGTTACGGGTTTCCGTACCTTTAACCGCTCCGCCCCTGTTCCCGGCCTGATCAAGCATGATAGATGATTGATCATAAATTCGTTGCAGGTATGGTTCAATCCTCACGCCAAATTTTGTCTTCATGGCATCGGCAAATGGAGTATAAGCAATATCTTTGTTCGCCGCCAAAACCCGGACACCGTATCTGGCCGCCTTGTCAATCTTGTCGTCAAGGTTCATTTCCTTTCCGGCAAACCGCACGTCGTTGGCGTCAACTTCGGAATTTTCGGGACGGCTCAAGAAATCCTGAACACCCTGCATGTAAGATTTCTTTTTCATTCTTTCGGGCATTCCATTCCGCGAACGCATACCCATCTTGTTCATTACATCAGCAATCCGTTTCTGTGCGTAATCTTCCATCAGGGTTTCGTCAATCGCCTTGGTGTTTTCGTCCTGAAAAATCGTCTTGGCAGATTCAACATCCTTGCCGGATTTATTCAATACCATGTCAACAAACTTGTCCTTGTTGCGTTCAAACATGCGTTGCGCGCCTTCAAGCGTGGAAAGGGTATCGTTCCAAGTGGCGAATATCTGTGATGTCTGACCAGCTTCCAATACTATTTCATCAAGTTTATGGCCGATATCAATAACCCTGTCTAAATGCGCCTTGGTTGAAGTCTCGTTATTTTCCTTTATGGACAATTTAGCGGCCTCGTTATGGGTCCGCATAAGTATCATCCCGATGGCCGCCCGTTCCACACCCTTCATGTCTGACGGGGGGTTGAGAAATGCGGTATAAGCATCGGGGACAGACGCTTTGATCCGCTTCTGGGCCGCGGCGATCACGTCCTTGTTATGCAGGACGTTGTATTCCTGAAATTCAAGTGCCTTCCGAACGGCCAACATCATCCGGTCATCTTCGGCAACACGGTCGGAAAACTTGTGGACATCAGTGTCAGGCGATGAAAGACGCACGTCTCGTTTTTGATTGAACAAGTCCCCGCCCCCAAACATATCCTGCGTTGCGTCCACCGCGCCGCCTTTGATCGGGTCCGCCATTCGTTTCTGTAATTCCTCAACGCGCCTCTTGGCCTCCTCGTTCTGTTTCTTGAGCGTAGCCTCGGAGCGCAACTGGTCGGGGGTTACTGTTTCAAGTTTGAATTGGCGGGTATCTTCCTCTGGTTTGGAAAGACGCGTTTCTCCGGTCATGGCTTCGGATGGTTTCAGGACTTCACCATTCCGTCCAACCACGCGAATATCGGATTCGTTGAAGACGACGTAGTTGAAAGTCTGCTGTTTATCCGCTGCCGCTTGTGCCTCGGCTTTGCTTGCGTGTTCGGAAACAAGGGCGGGAGGCGTATCTCCGGAAACCTGCATGTCAATTACCTGCCATTTGTCGCCGCTTTTAACTACGGCGTAACGCTGGCGGCTCCCTTGATCCGCGTACCGGATTCCTTTAATGCCCAGGCTGGCAAGGTACTCGCTGGCGGCTTGTGTATTTTCTTTATGTAATATACGGATGTAATCGTAAAGAGAATTTCCTGTTTCTTTAGAAAAGGATATGTTTTCTGGATGTGTGTCGCCGGATTGTTCTAACGCCTTCTTCACTTGTTCGCTCTGCTCGCTTAACGGTTTATCCCAGTCCAGAAAGTCGGCGGGATCAGCGTCTATCTCGACGTGGTAGAGGTTGCCTTTACCATACAGGGTTTCTTCGGTAATCTTATCGGCAACATCTTGTCCGTATTTTTCCAAAGCAAACTCTTTAGTATAACGTACCACAATAGGGCGCGTCGCCTCGGTCATGGAATATCCGAAGGCTTGTTGTCTAATATCGGTAGCAATTTCTTTTGAAAGTCCCGCTTCCCTCTGAAAAGTTTCATACGCCTGTAATCTACTTCTGCCTGATAGTTGATTTTGATAATCAACCGCCACCCCCTTGTTCTCCGCCACATACGCCACGCCCCACCCATACGCCGCCGCGCCTTCGCCCGTTCCGACTTTCTCCTTCTTAAACTTGCCCAATGGCGCACCTTCCTCTGGCGCGAATGTATGCGGTGTACCGTGATATGCACTTACCATCATCCGAATGCCCTGATCCGTCCCCGGCGCTGTAATCGTCGCGTTGGAAGCCTTGAACGTTTTCGGGGTCATTGGTTTAGCCTCGCCCCGCTCCACCCAATCCTTTGCCGTATCAATCAGTTTTTCAATCTCGCCGCGGGTATCCCATTTATCAAGGATATGGTCATTTACGCCAATTCGTTTCAGGGCTTCCCGGACTGCTTTGATAAATTGTTGCCACAAGGTCGGGTTCCTGGTCGCCGCATCCTTTGCCAAATATTCCTCAATAGCCAATTTCTCGCCGTAAGTATCCTTGGCTTTTTGTAAATCTTCGGCGGGAATGAGTTTGCCGATCCGTTCAAGTTCCTTTTCAAATTCCGGTCCCAATACCTTTTGAATCCCAAAATGGCCGATACTCTCATGAAGCATGACCCGGATCACATCACTTGGCCGTTGCAGGTTATCAGCAATGATAACAACGGACTCGGTCGGCATATGGTAAAATCCTTCCGCTTTACTGTTCAGGATTGCCTGTCGGGATTCGTCGTTCAGATTCAACAAGTCCAGATCGGCCTCGTTCTGGACTACGACAACTCCGCCCATCGGCTTGTTCGCCCAGTTCTTCATCATTTCGTCAACAAGGTATTGACCTTGTTTGGCCTTGATCGTCTTGAACGGTCCTTCTGATTTCGGCTCTCTCTTGGAGACGCGGATTTCGTTATTCTCAAATTGTTGCTCTGCCTTGATCTTCTTTAAAATGTTTCGGATAACATCATCCGCTGTTGTTTTGGTTCCGAACATATCCGGCTGATCGTTCCAGTTTTTAAGTCCTTCATTTATCCGATCAAATGTCTCTTTGAAATTTGCAATAGAGTCTTCGGCTATGATTCTCTGACTCTTGGCGCTTACGGCCACATTCCGGCGCATAACATCGGCAACATCCATGATGATTGCCATTTTCGGGTCCATTTCTTTCTGTTGTGCGGTCTTTTGCAGGGCAACGCGCAGATCATCACCCTTCCTGACATAATCCGCCAGTGTTGCCATGGTCCGGCCAAAAGCGTCGGCGAGTTCGTTCTGTCCTTTCTTCCGTAATTCAACGACCCCCGGGGTGGCCGCCTCAATCAATCCACGTGCGGCCGTTGTCTTTGTATCTGATCCGCTGACAAAATCGGCCACGTTCCGGTCATGAAAGGCCACATTCACCATGACCCGGCGCAAATACTCCTGCGCTTGGTCTGGATGTTCGGATATCTGGCTTCTTAAGTTTGCGTCAAGGGTTTTATCGGCAATCAAGTCCATGACCTTTGCCGCGGCCTTCTTCGGGTCCATGTCCATGTTGACACCTTCAAGACGGTCAAGGGGTATGTTGCCGGCGTCCACCGCCGCCATTTCGGTCTGATTCTGGACCTTGCCCGGACTCGGGTTGAGCGCGTCGATAACTCCCTGTAGTTTTTCGCGTGTCCCGGGCTGACGGAGATCGTATTCTCCCATGAATCGGACAAGTTCATGGTCGGCGTCAAGATTGCCTTTGACTCCAAACCGTTCCGCCCGTTTATTGGTAAAATCAGCCAGTGCCTGCCGTTTTTCCGGCGCCATGGTCTTAATTGCCATTTCGCGATTATTCCCGCCCAGGACGACCAGTTTGCGACCTTTCTCGTCGGTTACACCGGCCACCATGACCGGACCAACAGAAGCATCGGTCGAATCGGTAACATGCCGATCAGGGGTGAATCCAGTCCGAACGGCCAAAACTTTGGTCTGTTCAGCCGGATTGGTATAATCCCTGGCGTTTTCAAGGGGGTAATCGGGGTTCTTGGTAAAACTTACCCCATCATGGCTCGTAACCAGTTCAGACCGGGGAACAACGGCATATTTGGCATCGTATTCTTGTCCTCTGGTTCCATGAATCTTTGTCTCGGCCCCCAAAGAGAGTGCCCCCGCGCCGACTTCCGGTGTTTGAGGAGTCATAAGCCCCTCTTTATTTGGGGTTGGAGTGGGCGGGGGCGTTAAAGAAGGAGTCCCCGCCGCGGACTCCGTTTTAGATAATGGAGTTTCCGAAACACCAGCCGGAGCCGGTGTAGGGGTTCCTACCTGTATTGGTGTGCTTGGGGCGGGCGGGGACAAAATTGGTTCATTGGCAGGGGGTACAATAGGCTTGGCCGCCTCTGCCTGTGGTTGCGCAACTGTTGATACCTCCGGCGCGACCGGTGCTTCTACGGGCATTTCCGGCTGTTTTACCACGTCCTTGAACTGACCTGCAAATTCCTTGGTAATCGCGTCAAATTCTTCCGGGGTCTTGGCGTTCGCAAACCTGTCCGGAAAATCGCCTATCTGTTCCTTGGGTATGCCAAGGGATTCGATCCGAGTGCGGTAATCGTTCGGAGTTGTAGATTCGTGCAGTTTCAGCGCTGCTGGTTTTGATGTTATTGCGGCACCAAGACCGAGAGTGGCGATTGTAGTTACCAAAACAGGAGCAAGAACTTTACTAAACGATCCCGCCAGTGTCGGTTTTTCCTCTTGTAATCCTTGACGTTGTTGAACGGTTTCTTGACCAAACTGTGTTACAGTTTCCGTACCAACTTCAACAGGAATATCCATTCCGAGTTTTACGCCAGCTTTCGCAAGTGTTCTGGCAATAGCGTTTTTGATCAATGGAATTTCTTTTATCAATTTTCCGGCAGGTGTTTTGATAATACCTGCCGTCAACATGTTTCCGACCACTTCCGGCCCAGCTTCCCACATGGCGTATAATTGTGCGTCGCTTTCAAATACCTTCTTTTTTTGTTGCCATTCTTCCTCGGTCATGTTCGGATTATTCGCCAATAATTTATCCCGCATATCCGAGACAAACTGCGTCTTGGAGGCGCGATATGCAACGGGGGCGGTAAGGGCGCCTGCGCCGATCATTCCTCCAGCGATCTGTCCAAGTCCTCCAGCCTCGCCAACGACCGGGATTGCCGTGGCAATAGCCGCACCTCCAATCGCTCCGCCAACTGCCGTCGCTCCTGAATATCCAAGATTCTGCAATCCGGATAATACATCTTGAGCTTTGATAATTCCAAACAGGCGATTTTCTCTTTCCTGCGGCGTCAACTCCCACCGTTCCAAGTCTTTTTTCTGATCGCTGATTTGCTTCGCTACCCAATCGCCGGCATCGTTTATTGATAAATTTCCGTTCTTCCACGTCTCAGCTAGTGTTTTCGGGAATATATCCATGGCCGCTGAATATAGTCCGGTTCCTATTACTTTGCCGGCAAGTTTTACGTCTCCAAGGAAAGTGTCAGGAACAGGGATTGTCGGTTGCTGGACGGGTTGATCCATGGTAAATCCGGGCGGCGGGGGCGGAATTACTGGTTTTTCCATTGGTTGATCCAAGACGAACCCCGTCGGTGGCGGAGGAATTGCTGGTTGTTCTACCGGTTGGTCAAGAGCGAATCCGGGCGGGGGAGCGGGAATTACGGGCGCGGGAATTGTTGGTTGCGCCGGAGCCTTTGGTAATGTAACCTGATTGACGACGGCCGTAATCATTCGTCCGTCTTGTCCCATGACTGGTTTTAATGGGTCTAAGATTTCGTTCATAGGGCGATCCATTGTCCGTTGCGATATACCATTTTCTGTCCTTGCGCGTTTGTTGCTGTCGGTTCATTCGCTACCGGAACGGCTGGCGCGGGAACAACGTCCTCCCCCGGAACCGGCGCAATTTTCTTTATCCTTGTCATTTCCGTTTCGTATTGTTTTGCCGCCGGTTCTTCGCCAAGTTTTTCTATATTTGTCTGGAATGCCTTATACGCAATTTCCTCAAGTCTATCCCGTCGTTTCGTTGCCATGTCCTCAAGTTTCTGGCGGCGTTTTTCTTCCGGTGTATCCGCCGCCGCCCTGCGTTGTTCAGCAGCCTGGTCGCGCATTTCCCTTGTCGCTTCCCTATCCTCTTTGATATTTTCGCGCTCCAGTTTGTCTTGTTCCTTCTGGTACTGTTCAATCGGTATGGCGGTCGGTTGACCATCTGGCTTGATAGTCTTGACCATCCGACCACCTGACCGTGCAACAATCTCGTCTATCTGTTGATTTTGCAAGTTACGTTCGGTCTGCTCCTGCTTGAATTTCTCTTGTGCTTTTTCTTCCGAAGATAACTCACGGGGATCCAACTGAATCACCTTGCCTGTAGCCGGGTCAATCCCATGACGGACAGCGTGCGGATCCATTTCAAATGCGTGTTGCGATTCGGGAGTACGTTGTCCAAGAATTTCTTCCGGTGATAAACGTGCAATGCCGGGTATGGTGGCATATCGTTTCGCCCACTGGACATAAGACGCATCGTCGGCCCTCTGTACGTCTTTCTGACCGATAATCTGTTTGTATAGTTCAGGGTTGGCGTTCTGCATATATCTTGTCATTGCCCGGTCAACGTGTTCACCTACCCGATCATCAAATCCAAGCGAGTCCACAAACTGTTGCGCCTCCTCAATGGAATGCGGAACATTCGCCCTGGACGCCAAAGCCTGATTGAGTTTTTCGTCCGCCTGTCTGGTCAGTTGCCGATAGTTGGCCCATACGGTCGGGTTAATATCCTTCCGGCTTTGAGTCAAAAGAGGGGTATCCAAGTGATTCCCGCCACCGAATACATTCAACGCCGGACCGGATTTGCCATTGATATCAGCCGAAATCATTGTGTTTTGATCTTGCCAATTCTGCTGTTGTTCCTGCGGGGTCAATCTTCGGACAACGGGTGTCTCGCCAATACCATGACTTTTCCATTCAACCGTCCATTGACTACGATCTTTCCATGCCAATAGTTGATCCTCGGTTTGTTTCCTTTGAGTGGCTACGGCGTTCTGACGGGTATCAAGATACGGCGATACGGCCGGCGCCGGCGGTTGAACGGCAGCGCGGGTGGTCAATGCCCGCTGGACGGACTGATTAACCACATCGCGGGAGGTCGGGAAATTGGTGAACGTGGCCGATGGCGTAACCGACATGAACCGATTACCTGCCGCCGCAAAATCACCGGCTGGTTTTTCGGCCGGATTCCCTGGCGTAATAATTCCGGCTTGAATTTGAGTCTCGCGCAACTGTTCAGGGGTCATTGGGTAATTTGGTTTGTATGCCATATTGTTCTCCATTAATAAAAAAGGGATACAACTTGACTACTCAAGCCGTATCCCTCAGCTTTTTCCAAAAAAAACGTTAAATTATTTAAAGTTACCGATGGTTTTTCATTCTTTTATACTTCCGTCCATATTTCTTGACGGACCTCTTCTTACGTTGCCCCCGCGTCCGGAAGACACCTTGCCAGCCGGTCTTGGGCCGTTAAATTTAATAGTTCTTGTCGCATTTGTTTCAGATATTTTCGGTTGAACAACCGACTGAACAGTTTTCGGTTTTTCAACTACTTTCTGTGGTTCCGGCATGACCGGCGTGATTTTCACTATTTGCTCCACAATATTCGTCTTCCAGACCTCGTTCGTTTTCGTGATATACGCCACCTGCTCAACAATCTGCGTTTCAGTTACGGTTTTAATGACCTCATTCGTAATCGTCTTCGTTTCCGTGATGCTTATTTTCCCGCCAGTCTGAAACCAGCACCATGTCGCTATTGCTCCTAAAATTAATCCTATAAATAAACCCTTCATTTTGACTCCTCCTCTTTTAACTTATTTAATATTTCCTCTAATCCCTTCGTGATCGTTTTCCCCTGCATCTTGCACCATCCGGCAAACCACAGTCTTAATGCTACAGGAAAATCAACTACCGACCAGTCCTTTTTTTCATTGTCTTTTTGCATAATCCCCCTTTCTGACAATGAATGTATCAAATAAGTCAAACAAGTCAAGATTTATTTTTCACCATTTCGGCGGGTCTGCCGGACAGTGATTTTCCGGATTACTCCGCCACCTTCCAAAACAACAACCTTTACGAAATTTGCATTTGAAAGCCATTCCTAAAGCATCCTCACATTGCTTACAAATCTCAAACCGTGTCTTTATTATTCTTACCAACGCCTGTTTGCTTTCCAATGTTTCCGTCAGCTGGTTTTCCATGTTACCCTCGCATAAGTGGCGTCATGTAAAACAAGTCCTGTCATCCCGTGTATAGTATCTACGATGGTAAAAAGAAAGATTTTACCGACCGGTAACGGGTTGGCTATTAAGACGCTGAGCAATAACTTTTCTCGATTATAATACGTGCCAAATATTGCAGGCAAACGCTGACCGCGTTCGCAAATTCCACCAACGAACTGATCGTCGTGTATAATGAACCCGTCAGTTTCGTGGCGAATATACATCGGAACATCAAACGGCCCTAAGCTAATTACCCCGTCGGGGTACGGGACGAGAAGCGTAGAAGATTCAATATATGGAAATCTGGTTGCTAAATTAACCGTTCCGGGATATTCCAAGTGTTCTTCGTCTCCGCACCAACCGCAACAATCGCAATATTCCTCCAGCGACAGCTTAACAGGCAATCCGCCCTGACCAGGAAAATGACTACCATCCCAACGTAATGGAGGGGTTATCGTCATTCGCAAGCAAACTCCTGTAATTCGACCCAGGACAAGACTCCATCTTGTGCAACCAAGACATAATCGCCGGACGACGGGAGGGTTGGGCCGGCAGTCCATATTTTAAGATCATTATCCCATACTAAAAGTTTATTATTTTCATCGCCATCAGGAAGTTCGTTTCCGCTCGCATCACACAATCCCCATACGGCAGTCCGGGAATCGCTATTTTCCAGTTTCAAAAACTGTCCCACATTCTGACGCAATCCAGACGCGCAACCCATTGTCCTGATCTGGGGCGGAACGGCGGCTTCAATCTTACCGTCCACTTCCTCGCGTGAAATATATCGCTGCGCCAGCATGGATACCACGCCGGCAATGATATCGTTTATATTCTGTTCCGGGACTGACGGTTTATCCGTCTTGGTTTCAGGTTTCGGGACAACTGGAGTTTTACGATCCAACGCGCCAAAACTACCACCCATTTGTCCTGATGCTCGTTCCCCACCGCCCATGACACCGTTGCCACGTTCGCCTCCACCCAGCACTTTTGGGATTAAATGTTCTTGCTCTGGTTCGGACTGTTCTTGCGAATCCTTTGTTTTAATTCCCGCCCTTTCATGCGAATCTTTTACGTCCATATTCCGTCCAATAGCCGATCCTGTTGCCTCGTCAACAGAATCAAACCAGCCGGAAGGACGGAACGACAACGGTGGCGCGTCTTTTAACTTCCCGCCAGAATCAGGTTTGGCTGATTCGCTACGACGGGAACTAAGCGCCTCGTTTATCATTTCCTGAACTTCGGCGCGGGTTATATTTTGAGTGTTGTCCATGTGATTATTGCGTTGGTTTAGAATAAGTCTGTTGTCCGATGTAAAGATCGCTTCTTTCAACTTTATGCGCCATCCATAAATTTCCACCGACCGGATGAATGCCGGAACCATTATTAAAGGTATGCACGAACGCCGCAGCTTCCACTGCAGTTTTGTAATAACTGATCGTATGAATCTCCTGCACCTGCCACGTATTGGTGCTGCTGTGCCAGTTATAACTCTTCTCGGGCGGCGTAGTAACTATTTCAAACGAATAACCTTCAACCGTATAATAAGAACCCCGAACGTTCCACGTTGCCCCCGCCGCGCACGATTTCGGCACCCTGGACGTAACCGTCGTCTTGATGTAATCGTATTTATTGAACAAATTCAGACTACCCTTGACTGATTCTTCTGTTCCTACGGTATCCGCAATTACTGGTATCTCCGCCGCATCTTGACATTCTTCCACGGTTACAATCGAATCATCGGTATAGGCGTTGGTGTAACTGGTTTTCTTTTCCGTACATTCGACAACTTGACTTGTAATCGAAAACAGTCCATTACCAAGAATGTTCTTCTGCCGGAAATGCAAGACGTAATTTCCTGCCACGCCTTGAGTTTCGGCAGCAGCCCAGACAGCGGCGACATTAGCGGATAGAATCAGCGGCCATGTATAATCCTTCGTTGCCCGGCGCAAACCCAAACCGGGAGTTTCCTCAACCTGAACAGCAGTCTCGGATTTCTTTATCTGTTTTTTCTCAATCGCCGCTTCGCCTTGTCCGCGTTCCGTCATTTCAACGCCAACAAGAGCATGATCTGCGTCAGCAGTTGCAGCGGACACTATCGCGGCGGCATCCGCCACTGGTACGCCAGTCGCTAAGTCAGTTTTTGACTCACCAATCAATCCTTTGTTTTGGATGCCAACCTTAACGTATGTCGGCGTAATATTATCCCAATCCGGCGTTCCTTCTTTCAGGGCCCTCATAGAAAACGTACCGTTCCCGTTCATACTGACCTGAATACGTCCCTTAGCCGGTGTTCCCAAGAATGTCTGCAATAAGGCGAAAATAGTCCCAACATTCGTATAATCCACTTCCGGGTACTCCCGAACCGAAATAACCATGACAGCTTCTTGTAACCCATGCGGGTTAAACGATTCCTGCATGGAGTAGTTGGCGGCAGTCGGCGTTCCAGCTTTAACAACATGCTGGCGAACCCGGGCGGTCTTATCCCCCGCATCCTCTCCGGTCACTTCTCGGACTTCTTCCGTGGCGGCCAAACCGTAGGGCGCCGTGCCGGCCAGAGCTTGCGCAACGGCCGTAGCCAGGGCATCCTTATCTGTCAGGTTTACGTCAATCCATAGGCGATCCTCCTCAGTCTTGTGGAATTGACTGGCCTTGGTTGCCCGGATTGCCCCCAAAGACCTGGGCGCGGCTTCTTTTGATCTCCAAGTGCAAAATACGTTCGCTTTGCCCTGCCCCGTATCATCATCCCGAATGTCCAGAACGATCTTTGTTGCATCGGTTAATATGGTCGTTTTCAGACCATTAATGCTGGCCTTGGCAATATTTGGGTAAATCGTCGTAGCAATTTTAACCAGCCCAAACGCCTTGGTATAGTCATAGGACTGAACGCGTCCGGTCAGCGTCAGGTTTAACTTTGAAATCTGTTGGATAATCGTAATCGTCCCCGCTAATCCACGTTGTTTTGTTACTGAATCAATCTTGTATCCGGCAGGAGCCGTTTGGAGAATGGTATACTGAGCACCCGCGGTAATACTATCCAACCCTAAATAAATATTTGTTTTCCGTTCATCGTCAAATGTCGGGAATTCAATCGCCGATTCAAATCCAGTGATATTTTTCTTAACAACCACGCGCGTAATATCAGCCGATCCGGTCCCGTCAAAATTATGGCTGATCGTCGCCACGGAATATCCGGTCGGTGCGATTGAAAGGGTAGTTAACGCGGCATCCAAGTTGGCGTCTTTAATATTAAGCCATTTTTTAGAAATAATATCAGCATCGCCCCATGGTTCAAATTCCTTGGAAATCGTACACCCTAAACCTTCGGCGGGTGTCAGCATGATTTTTGAAATCTGCTGAATGACGGCCAACGCCCCGTAACGCCACTCCTGAATTTCAACCGAATCAATCTTATATCCCGTATCACACGTTGTTTGCGCGGTAGTCAGCAATGCGTTTGCCGTTGTCTTATCTAATCCAGGATAGAAATATGTACGTCGTTCGTCTTCAAACGAGGGAAAATCAACCTTAATTTTCATCGAAGTTGAACTACCTTTCAACATCATTACCCGAGTCAAGGTAAACGATCCGGTACCGTTATAATTATTCCCCACCTTGAGAACGGTATACCCCGAAGGGGCAACAGCAACGGTTGCCATGGCCGCAACCAAGTCGGCGTCCTTTACTCCAAGCCACGTTGTCGTCCGAATAACTCCACCTGTTATCAGTTGTAGATATTCGTCTTCGTTCAGAGTTCCGTTGCTGGCGGATACCGTACCGTCAAACAATTTGTCTTGCGTCTGGACAATCTTCGCAAATCCTTCTTCCGCCGTGGAATCAATCAGGGATGAAACCTTATATCCGCTCGTTGCCGTTCCGAGCGTTGTCTTGAATCCGTCAAGACTCGCAAGGGGGATGTGGGAAAATGTTTCAACACGTTTTTCGGCGGCAAAGGAAGGATTTTGCGTTTCCTTTTCCCACGTTTGAGAAAGAGTTCCGGCCCATGTATTCGTCTGGGTTAAAACCTGAATCTTGCATGATCCGTCATCGGCATTTACGATCTTGGCGTCAACTACGCCCTCTTCCAGTAAAATAGTATCTCGCAACGTTTGAGCGTAACCGGGATCTATCCAGCGATATTCCCATACGTAAGCGTTTTTGACAGAATCAGTATCGTGTGCGAACGGCGAAAGTAATGCCTTGTCGTCTGTAAGTAAAACAGGAGTCGGCAACAGATCGCCGGTTGTTATCCAACCAAGTTGCAACTGCTGAAATACGTCCTGGACATCAGGTTCGGATCCCGGTCGTCGGGGTTGCGCATATTCCTGGACATGATGAAATTCACCGGGAACTTCTTCCTTGTTCACCTTCGGGTTGGTAACAGAATGCGATTCTTTGGTATTTTTTACAGACGCAAACTTTCCAAGGAAATCAAGGCATTCCTGAACTTTGTTGAAAGGAATTTCCGGCCAATACCGAAGTAAGGTACGGTCTTTAAGGATATTCTCGCGTGTCGCCTTAACGTTTAACGCGTTTTCTTCCTTGAGCAATTGCTTGGCGTTGGAATATGAAGATTCGCTCATCTGTGCCTCATGTCAAACATGGCCGATCCATTTCGGTTGACCGGTTCCTTGGGTTGCGTAAATCTCGGGTTCATGGCCTTCATGGAAATCAAAGCATCCCTGTATTCTTCACGGTATCTGTCCGCGGCATTCTCGCGTCGGTCCTTGGTTCCAAGCATCCGGATCAGGGTTTGCAACTCTAGGGGCCGGGAGGCCGGGAGGACAATATCCTGCGATTCATCGTAAAGCGGCGGCGGATACGCCCAATAATAAATATCCATGGCGCCAGACACGCGGTCGCCCCCATCGTCCACGCAGGCAAGTTTTTTCGTCCCGGCAGGTCTGATGGTTCCGGTAACTGCGTTCAACGACGGACCATAATAACGAGGCGTGAACGTGTTCGCGGACGTGATCTTATAGATGCCGGGTTCCTTGCCAAACCTGATATATTCTCCGATGTACGACGCATCCCAAGTTCCACCAGTCCACACATTTGACAAACTGACCACAGTAATCCGCGATAACAACGCCAGCGCGTCTTCTACCGGATCAAGATAAAACCATGTCGGGCGAATAATTGACCCCCATTTGGTTCCCGGTAAGTATTCAATTTCGTTCGCGCTGTCATAAACCGATTCAATACCCACCATATCGGCCGGCAAGAGGTAGGAAGCGGTCGCCGAAAGAGTAGCGGATAACTTGCGCCGACAAGATTCCCACGGCAACAATCCGATCAGATAATAATACGACATTTGACAACTACGCTTCATTGATTCCAACGTATCGTTGCCCGTATCACGTAAGACCGATGCTATTTCATCCCAAACATATCCAGCAGTCATATTTTATTTCCTTTCAATTACCGACATCACGTTCGTAAAAGAATTTGTCCAGTTGTTTTTATGTCCAACAGTAAAATGACAACGTCTGCAAAGAACTACCATGTTGTTGGTATTATGCGCCAAGGATGGAAATAAATGCTGGCAGTAAATATGATGCACTTCCAGATTGTTCGTAGCCCCACACCACGCGCACGGCGTGATCACTATCCCCCACTCGCTCGTTGACCCGACAGGCCCGGCCAGTACAGGTAGGGTGCACAGTATCAGGATTGACAGTAAGATTTTCATGCCGCCCTATCCTTTTCAATCACGTTCAAAATCCATTTATCAAGTTCTGGCTTACTATCCTTCCGAAGCACATCGAGCCATTCTTCTATCATAGCCTCTTTGTTGATATGTTCATAAACAGCGTGGCCAAACATGGCGCAAGCAAGGTGATATGTGCTTGCTCTCGAAGGACAGTCAATCATCATTCCGTCGTAGAGCGAATCATCAGCGGCAGTCCGGTTATCGTAACATTCCCAGTTCTCGAAATGGTCGTGCAGGCAATACCTGAGATCGTGTGGCAACGCAGGGCGCAACGTCTTCTCATCCCACGGACTCCAGAGCCAACGCAACAGCCACGGCACGGACGCGCCGTCCGTTAGAAACCCAGCCGGCACTGTCCATATCCAACCGTTCATATCACGCCAGACGAGCGTATCCCGGGTGATCGCCAACCTGTTTTTGAGTTTAAAAAGCCGGGGTATTCCTGTTAAAAACTCCGGTTTACCAATGACGGGATTGGCCGGGAGAAACGGCAATAGACAATTGGGGATAACTATTGCGTTTGTGTTCCAGATGGGAGTCTTTAATGGTATCTCCTTGAAGTCTTCGCTCATTTCTTCTTCCCTCCAAATATATGTCTAAGAAACGCCGGCAGTCTCTGGACAACGTTCAACTCCCAAGCCGCTTTGACGATTGCGATTATCTCTATGATTTCCATTGTTTTCCTTTAAGGGCCGATTACCAACGGCCACACATGACCGCTGGGGCGTATGACGAATCACGCCATACGGGATGATTTATCCCACATACGACCCAATCCCGGCGCATCCAATGTCTACGGCTCGTTTAGAAATATATGCACCAAATGGTGACGTAGTTGACCAATATTCACCCGCCCAGACCGGCCCGTAAGGTAACAAGGCCTGCAGGTCGGCGATATACCTATCCACGTCCGCTTGAGTGAGATGGAACGGAGGCGTATGAATCTCAAGCCACATCTCCGCACCATTCCCGATAGATTTCAGGTAACCGGAGTTAGCCGACCCGACAATCACGCGCTTGAGCGGCGCGTATTGCTTGCACCAGCGCACCATTTGTTGACATTGCGCCACGGTTAAAACCTCGTCGCTTTCTAAGCACGTCATAAAAGCCACCTGTTCGCTGTTGAACCGGGCATACTGAGCCGCCTGTTCCCTGATGTGCTCTTCCATATTTTCCCACGCGAGGTTTCCGTTGTCGTTTTTAAGGTCTACGATCAAGTGTTTGATGCCGATTGACACCGGATAATTCAGCGCATTGAAAACCTCCGACTGCAATCCAGGGTTGCGAAACATTTTTTCGGCGATGAATAACAACGTGTCCCCGCCATTGCGCCGGATCGCGTCACAAGAAAAGTTACGGTGAGCCGTGGATTCCGCTCCATCAATGCAGGCATAATTTAACGACGAATCAACCCCGCCGCTAATGCCCTTGAAAAACATTGAGCATTTCCATTTTGGGAGTTGCTGAATACATGCTTGCGTTGCGTCTTTTATTTCAACCAAAAATTCATTCGGCGATAATCCCGACGCGCTGTCCAAAAATTTATTCGCCAATCCGAGTAACTGCGGCGTAGTAAAATTTGTCTCGCCAGTAATTGTCGGGGAATCAGGAGGATTATCAACGCCAAGTAGTTCAACAACCATGTCGTGTAGTTGTTGTAAAATATCACGCGGGGTTGAATTAAACTGCGCTGCTAACCATGCTCTTGCGTAACCAATCATTTGTGGTGTAGTCAATGATGTCATTTCGATTCCTCCACTAATATTTCCTGCGTTGTTTCGCTTGTCGGTTTTCTGTGATGACAATTCGGGCACCATATTTCTGACTCATTATCGCCATCGTGGAAAATAAACTCATGCTCACACCGACCACATTCCCAGTTTGACTGGCCGTTGTACGGTTTTTGAATGAAATATAATCCGGGCAGGTCTTTCAGCCGCTCCACCGCCGGACATTTCGGACATTTCGCCATGCCGTTGTTATGCGTATTGTTCAAATCCAAATAAAACGGCATACCGCACTCGCACATGATCTCCACGAGGCCGGGGCCGGTGTTCCAAAGACGGTTGATGATTTTCATGGTTGACCTCTGCGTTCCTGCGTCATTTTCTTGATGTCTTTTATGTCAACTTTCATTTCGTTCAGCGTCTCACGCACGTTGTCATAGCAGGCTTCAATTTTTGTAATCCGCTGTTCCTGCACCTGATTTTGCACGTCCATTTTTTCGGTCATTTTTTTAAGCGTGTCCACGTCGGCTTTATAAGAGCCGATCACAATAAAGCCGGAAAGCAAAACAATCGTTGCGCTCCCGAACGAGCCTATCCATGAAACTGCTTTATTTTTTGATTCGTCCGGCATAAATCACCTTTCCTTTTTACAAATTCGGTTAATCCTGTTAATTATCCACGCGCCCATCAGTAAATACAACATCGCGCTCCCGCAGATCAGAACCAAGAATATGTTTGTGAGTTTTGTCATGGTTAATATTTGATTATGTAATTGATAACAAGATAAGGCGGCATATTTTGATGTGCAGCTCCTATTCCTGGAGTACTATTTCCACCTATATAATCAGTTTGATCTACATTGCCATACACGGAGCCAGCACCTCCGCTTAAAGGGTAAGTACCCGTTCCCGTTGTGCCACCAATACTGTGGCGATGGCGTGGCATTTCGATTGTTACTAGCGCAACGTTTTCTGCACCTCCAACCCCATAGAAATTACGAATTGTCAATCCCGATCCTGATCCCATACCAACTGCGACCCGTCCGCGCAAGTCCGGCAGATTCATATTGGTTGTTGCGCCGCCATATTGCAAACCTATGACGGCAAATAAATTCGAGTATATATTTGTACTGACTGCTGCGCCGTTACACAATAACCAACCCGCCGGAGCATTACTGGAAATATATTGCATAACCGCACCCACCGGCACGGCGCCATTACCCGACAATCCCGTAACCTGCAAACTCACCACGGATGCCGCGCCACCGATCTGGATGGAGTTCGTGGCAAGGATTTTTTCGGCGGTGGTAAGTTGACCGGAAACGTTCGTGATCCCCGCGCCGTTGCCGTAAAAAACAGTATTGCTGATAACGCCGTTGATAAGCAATGGTATTTCTACGTATCCAAGGTGTGCATTTATTAAATTTGCGCCACCAACCGAAAATTGCATACCAGCTTGGCTGTCTTGGTAAAACACCATTGAGTCTCCGGAACGCGTGATGTATCTGCCAAGAGCCCCCGCATCACCTGGATTTGACTCAATTTCAACCAGGCCAACAGAGGCATTTTGTATGCGTTGGGTAGTAATACTGCTAAAAATATTATTGCTTTCGATGTAAACATTTCCGTAAGGAGCGTTTGTCAGCCCTGCGCCGTTGCCTACAAAAGAGCCGTTTGAAATAGTGAAACCATCTAAATTGACATCCTGCGTTGCTGCGAATCCGGACCAGCCGGAGAGGTCGGCAATGCCCCCGCCGCCTGCCGCGTTTGTGTCCCATGTGATTGCCGCATTGGGGCCCGTGATGGTGACTGCGTTCGCGCTACTCGCCGCTATCGTTGCGCCTGTAATCGTACCAAGATAGGTTTCGTTGGTAATCGCCGCGAGTAATTTTGCATTGTTGGTATAAACAACGGTGTTACTTTTCCCGGCCCAGACGGGATCGGACTCATCGTAATTAGTTATCCACGCCGCATGTGGCAAAACTGTCCATCCGTTTGTTTCTGCTTTATAAACGACAAGATTGCTTACCCCACCCCATACCGGGTCAACCTCGTTGGTCAATGTGCCGGAACCGCCGCCGCCCGACTGGATGCGGGTGAAGGAATAATTTCGGATTTGGGATAATAGGTTGCCGCTCAAATGACAAAACTCTGGCGAGGGAATTTGCGGAAAACCGACGCTGTTCGTGGACAAGGACGCGAGCGCGGCGTAACCGGCGACCATGCCGACCGTACTACTGCCCGACTGTGCAAAAATCACATCCACCGTCATTTTAACTGCACCAGCAGCGACTACGTTAGTTATTCGCCACGCATCGCAATCACCAAGGACTGTTTCCGTAAATACAAGATTTGATATGGCTATATCTGCACCCGTGAATCCAACTACGGACAAGTCTCTAAACTCCCCGACGATCCGATATTGCGTCCCGACGTTCTGCTCGGTATAGGACGAAATATCCATCTCGCCCTGGACAAGCGGTTGGCTGGCAAAGACCACACCTGCCGCCAACATCAAAAATGATGTAAGGATTTTTTTCATGTTAGAATCCAAAACGACAATTAGAAATACAGGCAGTTGGTAATCCCTGAATAATCAGGACATCATAGTTGGAAGTGTCCAGCCGGCAACTTGCACCGGCGATCAATGCGCCCGTATCTTCACGGTACGCAAAGAACATTGCCCCCCATCTGTCCGTCACGCCAGAATTACTCATGTCATTCGTGCCAAGATTAAGATTAAATGTGCTCCCGTTATTTACCCCGTCCCACCGTAGGCGCATGGAAAGTAATCGCGTCCCTGCCGGGATGGTCATTGTAACTGTAGTGCCTACCCTTGCCGCAGTAATATTTGTCGTTGTCGCCAAAACTTCAATCTGCTCGGAAGCTGTCGCCATTGCCACGTATCTATACATAATCCCCCCTATGTTGCTGATTTGAGTCTGCAAAGAGTTGGTGGCTGTGCGTAATGTTGCCGTTTCGTTGGTGGCGGTCGCTGCGTCCGTGGAGGCCTTGTTCCACGCCCCGGAACTGGCAATAGTGGTTATGAAGCCAGCGTCATTATTAAAATCAGATAGATTTGTGGACACCCCCGGCAGATTATTTATATCCACGCCATTGACGTAGAAAGTCCCGCCGACGTTTATATCCCCGGCCACATTTACATCGCCATTTGTGATTTGCTGAACATATACACTGGACACATCGGACTTACTGGAGCCGTTTCCGTCCAACCTCAAAACGAGATTTGAATCCGTACTATTTTTAAAAGTGAAATAATTACTTGCCGCACCTGCCGCCGTCTTGGTCAGTGAATACGTTGCGATTGAAAGCGTGGAAGTCCCGAAAGCGTTGGCCTTGGTAAATCCCCAGGCGTATGTGCGCCCAATAACCAGTTCCGTAACACCGGTATAGGATACGCTCGTCAACGCGCCGGTATACGTCCCTTGCGTCAACCCGGAAAGATTTGTTCCCAAAACAGAACGGTCAGCGGTGGTGATATCCGAGAAGAGGTTCGTGGAGGCGGTCAGGTAACCGACAAGGGCATGGTCGCCCCAACCATAAGCCGTTTCGCCGTCCTGAATACGAGACTCAAAGGCCGTGTTTGTATTCCCTTGGGCGACGTGCAGATTGCGGAAGATCGTGTTGGTTGCCGCTTGGGCGGTGTGTAATGCCTGAAACGCGGAATTGGTATCTGTTTGACTGGTAAAAAATCCCTGGAACAAAGAGTTCGTGCTTGCCAGTGAATTTAACAACGATTGAAATAGACTATTCGTGCTGGACTGGGAATCGAATAATCCTTGGAATAAAGAATTCGTTAAACCAAAAGAGTCAAGCAAGGATTGAAATCCCGAGTTCGTGCTAGACTGCGCTGCAACGTGCGCGCTGTAAGTTACCAGGGAAACGTCCGTCGTACCACTCGCGGTAATTTGCGCTTGTAAATTTGCATTACTGGAAATATGCGCGTCATGAAGAGATTGAAAACCTGAATTCGTATTTGCCTGTGCATCAAACAACGATTGAAAGAAAGAGTTTGTACCAACCAGGGCATCAATCAACGATTGAAAAAGTCCATTCGTACTCCCCTGCGCCACGACGTGCGCGTTGTACGTAACCAAGTCGGTCTTCCCGGTCTCTACTCCGTCAATCCTCGTCTCAAATCCGGAGTTCGTGGAAGATTGCGCAGAGAAGAATCCTTGAAACAAAGAATTTGTTCCCGCCAAAGCATTCAGTAATCCTTGAAAGAAACTGTTTGTCGCCGACTGGGTAGTTGTTCTGAATGTTTCATTCGCGGAAATCCTTCCTTCAAAAATGGAGTTCGTCCCGTTAAACGCAACGCTGTTGACCTTACTGGTTGTCAAAACGGCAATCTGGACACGATTGGATTCAACCTGGGCGCCGACGTTATTGGTCCACCACGAAATATTGACCTGTTCCATTAAGGCAACAAGATTAGTAGAGGTGGCAGGATCGTAATAAACCTTGAGCGTTCCAGTTCCAAATGTCTTTGTGTATCCGGATGAATGTTGACCGGATATACTCCAGTAGTATTTATCGAAAGGGATTGCATATATATTTGTTGCCCCAAGAAAGTCCACGCGGTTTGATGAAATGGTACCAACAACCGTCACCATTCCGTTCGTGTCGTATCGTCCAAATCCATATCGAAAAGTTATTGTCCATCCAGATAAGTCGGCGGCAACACCGGACTCGTAAATATAAGAACGCACCCATGTATTATTACCGCTAAATGCCCCATCAATCACAGGTTGGTCGGAAGGCGTTTGGGTGTCCAGATTCAGGGAGTAATATTGTCCCCATGAAATCACGGGCAGGAGAAATAAAGAAGCAAAAAGGATTTTACGCCACATTGGATTTTTCCTTCAAGTAAGATCGTTCAAGGTAAGAAATGGCAGAACGAAGAACGGTGGGGTCGTCTTTTAATCTTCCTATTCCCATGTTACAATCTTGACATAAAACCCCGCGAACTTTTCCCGTTTTATGACAATGATCTACATAAAAAATATCTCCAAAAGGAACCTTACAAATAGCGCATCTTTGATTTTGTAATTTTAACAAAACATCCAACTGATCAGCCGTGATTCCGTATTTCTTCTTTCTTGTCCAAGACAAATAACACGGCTTGCAAATCGGGGAGAATCCAGTCTTGCGGGTCCTGCATTTAGAAAATAAATTGCTTGATTTAAGCTTTTTACACAGAGAACATTTGAGCATTACATCTTGTGTATAATCAAATTTTTCATTTTCTAGTTTAATTTTCTGACGATATTTACGAAGATAATCCTTGCGACATTCCTTACAAATACAAGAAAAACCATCTTTCTGATCGGGACGCTTGCCAAACTCCACAATGCTTTTTACTTTTTTACAAACAGAGCATTGTTTAATTTTTTTCATAACCTCCCCTTGAAAGTTCCCGGCCCCTGCGGGCCGGGATTCATTCCTGTTGAGAAGGTTAAGGATTCGGGATTACTGCGCTTATGACGCCAGTCGTGGCCGTGGTGGCGCGACCAACACGCACAATCACAGGGTCGGCGCCACTGAACGGCATATCCAACGTCCAGTCCAAGTTCACGGTATTGTCCGCGACAAGGTTGGTGGATGCGCCGTAAATATAAGCACCAGGAGACGTAATCACCTTCTGCGCAACCAATACCCTGTCTTTATACACGGACGCGGTAACATCGCCAGTACCGGTAGGCAGACATAGGATTTTATCAATGATATACGCCGATACGCCAGCCTGATATGTCCTGCTCGGGAAATACAGATCAAAACTCAAATGAGCCGATGTATCCCAGAGCAACTCAAGCCATTTACCTGCTTCTGCGGTGTAAGTCCCGTCCAGCAATTCGGCGTCGGTACTGTCCGCCGCCAACGACGGATTTTCATCCACCGTCAAAGACGCAGTTCCGGCCACGTTTGTGCAGGCCGAAAAAGCCGCGGCCAGTTCCGCAATGGTATCCGTTACACCATCACCATTAACCGTCTGGGCATTTGCACCGGCAGTAACGGCAAAGTTGGTCCCGGAACCCGTCACGACAATCGTGAGCGTGGTATCGTAACCATTCTTAACTCGTAAGGCCACACTTGTGTCCTCAACATGACTGACGATCTGCGCGGCCATGGACTGTCCGGCAAACAACACAACGGCCGCAAGGGCAACCGCAACGCTGATCAACCGGCAGGGTTTCTTTTTCTTATCAATGTTCATAATACTTTTTCCTTTTTGAATGTTTCTAACTTTGTTTCGATCACTTATCAAACGCCGTTTATTTCCGGCAGTTATTTATTTTTCAGTTTCGAGTTCTCGCGCCGCAAGGATTCCAGTTCGGCGATATTCGCATCCGCCTGTGCCAGTTTTTCCTTGTCGGACAAAGGACGCACTTTTCGCTCTGCGATTACAGCCTCTTCGATGGAATCGAAGGGACCCAAAACCGGATGAATTCCGTCTTTGACGACACCCAACATACGGGTTAATTTTTCCTTGGCATAATCCGATTCCATATCAACCACGATGATCCCATTTGCGTTCGGGGTCAGCGACGGCGGACACATATCTGGATAGAACACCCCGTCCTTGTCAGTATGCGCACGTTTATTTATATAAACAAACGAACGGTTAAACTTGGCCTTTTCCGGATTTTGGACAACCGGAAAATATTTATACCTTGATTCTGCCATAATATTATTTTCCTTACTTTGTGTTCCCCGGGTGGGGTTGCCACCCGGGAATCCACGGTTAATTAAGCAATGTTTTCGGCATACGCATGCAGTTCTTCCAATCCGACTCTGATACCATCCGTGCCCTTGATAGCATCAACCTGATTACAAAGGTCATCGTTGGCCTCAATGTTCAGGATCAGACGGCATTCGTCGCCGGTCAGGTACAACCGTTCGATGTAGCTGGGATCCAGCACAAAGAACTTATCGGCCATACCGTATTCAGCGCTCAACATCGGGTCATACTTGATCGACAAGGTGCCGAACGGAGTAATGAGCGTGTTGAGTTTCTTACCCCACTCGGTCTCGCTGACCGTTGTGCGGATGGCCGAAGCCGCCATTGCTGAAATACCAGCCCAAGCATTCTGGCCGGCAATACCGACCTTCGTGCTGGAACTGGACGAATGATTCAGGGTCAGACGCATGGTTTCACCAACGGATGCCAGAGTCATGGCTCCGGGAACCTTGTCGAAGTCAATCACATTGGTCGTGATTTGCTCCATGAGACCGCTCATCTGATGGCGCCGAGGACCGCTCGCGCTTGCCACTTCACGGCCTTGTTTGCCCGTATAAAGCATCATGGCGAGAGCACGCATGCGTTCTACCCAGAACAGTTTGCGGTCGGTAATAAGTTGCTTGACGCCGTATTCCTTGGTCAAACGCTGAATATCGGTATTGGCCCGACGTTTCGTGTGCTGGAACAGGTACGTGAAGCGTTCGACCGGTTGACCACTGTAGGCCGCGGGAATCGCTTCGCCTTCGGCGTGGGCCTCGGGTCCGATATGTAGAATGTCTCCGACCGCCGTTGCGGACGTTATTCCGCCCGTACCGATCTGGTTCAATACCGTAATCTTACCCGCCGAAGCAACTCCGCCGATGGCCTCATTCATCAGATACCATTCTTTGGTCCTGGTGTTATAGATCATCTGATCGGTATGCGCGTACTCCGGATGATCAACAGCAATAGTAGTTGCAGCCGCGGCGGTAACTTCATCGCAAACCATGGTGAACGGAAGCAGGCGCTGTTCCAGAAAGTTGTATTTCATGGAATCAATCCCCTTCATGGCGTTGAACTGCCGGGACAGCAATTCAAACGGGGCGCGTTCAGCGTCCAGTAGATCAATTTTGTCCCGCATATTGACGGGAACTTTTGCCGCAAGGACCTGATCAGTCCTCACGTTTCCTGTGATAATCGTAGGCATAAGTTTATCTCCAAATTATTAATATTTCTGCAACCTGCCACCGGTTGTCTGGGATTCAAGGTCATCCCCACTGCCAAAGGTTGGCGCCCCGCCGCCTGACGGGATAGGTTGCGGTTGTGATTCGGCGGTATTTTTTTTCGCTTCGATGATTTCAGCGGCCTTTCGCGCCTGTTCAGCAATATGCGAACGCGCATGATCGAGTTGCAGGTTCAACAACGCCAATGCCGTCTCGGGTTCCTGATTATAGAATTCTTTCAGGGCTTTTGAGGCGGAAGGCGCGTTGACCATTTGCTCAATCAGTTTCCGATTGGCGGCCAGCCCCGGAAACTTCGTATCGCCGGTTTCCCATTTCATATCAGCCAGGTAATTAACAGCGGCTTCATGACGTTCTGGGGATAATGGCAATACGGTCTTTTCGAGTGTCGGCGCAATACGGGTAAGTGATTTCTTCGCTTTATCAACGATGAAATCCACGACCTTCTGCGGGTCCGACTCAAACTCCGCCTGAATATTTTCAGGCAGGTCTTTAACTTTGATATCCAGACCAGCGGCATCCTTTGAATATTTTTTGTTCGCAATCAATCCAATAGGTTTGCCTGTCTCGTCTTTTGCAATATCGGCACCCTGTTCTTTCAGGATGTCTTCAATACTCTTGGAGTATTCCAAGAGTCTTCGGGCTTCTTTGCTGGAAGCCGAATGGTCGCGTTCCAAGCGGCCGAGTTTCTTTTCCGGACTTTCCGTCAATCCAGCGGCATTCAGTAATTGTTCATCACTGATCACAGGACTCGCTTGCTCGCTTTTGGCGGGGGCGGGAACTGCCGGAACTACGGGTTGCGCGGTTTCTCCTGCTTGGCTGACAACCGGGGCAATTTGCTTGCCGGCATCAGTGGCGGGAGCGTTGGAAATTGGTTCTGCCACAGGGGCAGGAGTTGCGGCGGCGACGGGCGCGGCCACGGGAACAGGTTGTCCACTAAGAATCGCTTCGGTTGCTGGATCCATTGATTATTTCCTTATTTGTTTTTCTAACTGTTTTTTCAGTTTCTCAATTTTGGACACTAACTCTGAAATCTTCCGGGCGTTAACAGCGATATCCCGCTCAACGTTTTCCTTGTTGCGCTCCAGCAGTTCCACTTCAAAAAATTGTCCTCTCAATTGATCGTGTTGAGCAATTTCTCCGGTGGCAACAGTCATACGCACCATGGCAATCCTGACTTTCTCTTTCGCCAGGACTTTCTTAAATTGTTCGTATCCTTCCGTTTCGTAACCTTTCAGGTCGGTCTCTAAAATTTCCTTTTCGGCCAGTAATTGTGCATGGTATTTTTGCAATCCATCAAGTTCCTGATGATTCAGGTCAAAGTTTTTTGGTTGTGTAAAAAAGTCCATTTTTTCTCACTTCTGACAAGAGTGTGTCATAATGTCCCACCTTTGTCAACACTATTTTACTTTCTTTTACATTATTTCACATTGCCCGATTCGCCGGCACAGTACGACCGCTTGCAGTCGGTGTACTTCGTTCTCTCGACGCTCTTAAACGATTCTCCAATCCCTGCGGCGCGCTGGCGCCACCGGGTTGCGCGACGGCCCCGCCGGTGGGTGCGCCGCCCATAGGCGTGTTCTCGGGTTGAGGGGACACAACCACCTTGGTTAAATTGGGTACACCGGAAGAATCGGCAATGGACTTGCGCAATTCGTAGGGGTCAATCATCGGGTCTTGGTTCCACATGGGATACAACGCCAACATGCGCTGGAACGCCTGTTCTTGGTCTGCCGTGGTCTTTGTGCCATGGGTCTTGACGATATATCCGTCCGTCAGGTAATCGGGGTCAATACTCATCCAGCCGGTCCCATTCGGACTCTTTGGAGTCCTGATAAATTCCTCGTCGTTGATATATTTATCGGCCAAGATCAACAATTGCCGGCATTCCTGCGCCAATCCACCATATTCCAGCAACATACTTTCCGACTCCAACCGGCCGGCGACCTGATTGATGAAACTGACGGCGCCCGTGGCAGAATTTCCTATTCCATGGCTCTTACCCATGGCCTCGGAATAGTTCGGTGATCCGTTCACATTTTCCAGCATGACCTTGAGCCGGTCTTCTTCGATAAAGGTCTGGTCGGTTATCTCAGGGGCGCGATCATACGAAATAGCGTCCGTGATTCGCTGGACGCTCATCGGGAATTCATGGATAGCAAACGGACGGTCGGAAAAATCAGATTCCGGTCTTCCGCCCATAACGTCAGAACGAATCCACTTGGTAGGGAACATGACGCGACCGAGATGGTCCAGCCGGTATCCAAAGTTCATCAGGATGGCGATAATCAGGTCTTCAACCATCTCCAAAGACCCAATTCCAAACCAGTTCGTAAAGTCATTCGTCAATCGCCATTGGGTCAATGGCAAAAGCCCCTCTCCCAGAGGGGACGGACCTTCGTAAATTCTATAGGAGTCCTGGGCGATAATAATCCATTTATCACGCAGAAACCAATGGACAACACGGCGCCGGCCAGTTTCCTTCCCGCGTTCGGTATCATTCATCCGGGTACGCCAATCGTTCTTGCCCGTCCCGTAATTCACGCCGCCGATGATGGAATAAAGTTCCTGATATTGAGTATTATCCCCGACATTATTGATCTTGGATGCCAAACACTTCTCGGCCTGATCTTTCTGGTATCCGGGGAATGCCGACAACGCCTTGATCTGTTCGTTGGTCATCCAGTCAACATAGAAAAAGTACGGCAGGCAATCGTCATGGTTGCAGTCCATCGGGTTAATCCGGCCACCGACCGGTGCGGGAAGTATCTGGAAAAAGTCAACGTCCCTGCTTGAAACCTGCCATTTTCCACCTTTGGTCTTACGCGCAAATGGCATCCGGTATCCGGTGCCCATGGTTACGGCGGATTGCAGGGTAGGTTCAATTTCGGACAAGATATTTAACTGGCTCTCATCTTTGAGAAGATTTCGGAGCCATGCCTCGGCCTGTTCCCTGCCGGAGTCATATCGGGGATGCAGGGATTCAAGAGATACAAAATCTTCGCCGCCAAGGATGTTCTTTTTGAGTTTTGGGATTCTGTCCTGACAAATCCCAAAGGCGATGTTCAACATTATCTTTGAGGCGGTGCCGTCAAGTTGCCAAGGTTTACGGCCGCGCCAAAGCGCATAATGCCGTGCGGCGAGTTCAAAATGGGGGTCACAAAAATCAGAAGCGATCTGAAATTCAGTCCGAAAATTCGCGACTGTCTTGTCCAGACTATCAGGAGTGGTAAATTGTTCGGCCATCAAAATTCCTAGAATTTTCTCATTTCTAGGAATAGTGTGCCATATTGTCTCACGTAAGTCAACAATATTTTACATTATTTTACGATTAATCTTTCTCATCATTTCCGCCGTACTCTTTTGTGGTTTCACCCAGCCGAACGCCGCGGTTGATCCTTGACCTCGTTTTATCCGCGCCTCTTCTTCAATCATGGAATGGTATTCATTTGGTTTCTTCTCCGGTTTGGGAGGTTTCCATTCTGAAAACGTCATGATCAACGTGTCCAACCTGTCCGGACTTTCACCCGTTCTTTTACGGTGAAGTTTTTTTGGTTCCAACTTCACCCGGTTATGATCGTCCATGACAAACCGGCGTTGCCTCATTTGTTTCAATAAAACCGGGTCGTCGGGAAGTTGAATCTCGGGATGGAGTCTAAGCATTTCTTTGAATCGCCAGTGGTCTTCGGTAATCCGGTCCGCGTATTCATGCCGGCTGATCGGGTCCTGATTGTTCATGTACCGGACAATTCCCCGGTATCCCCTTGCTTCCATATTGTCAATGATTGCCTGGCCTATTCCGCCGTTATCGGCAATAGCGTCCCTTGGTTGAACGCCAAATCTTTGCAAATCAATCAAAAAATCTTTTGCCAGTTTATCGGTATCCTCTTCTCTCCACGGTTTCTCATACACAATCTTGTCCCCGTCCAGGATCATTATTGGTTGCTCATCTCCGCCGCCCGAAAATTCTAGTCCGGCAAATTTCCTGCCGGGATTATAAGACGGCCTCGGTTTCATGGCCGCCTTGACTCTTTCAAGGTCAGTATCAGTGAAGACTTCGTTTTCGTCTGTCTGTCGTTGAAAGTTTCCTTCCGCAAAACTTTTAATGAAGCTCGATCCGGGTTTATATTTCTCGGTAAGGTTTTTTAGATACAGAATCTTGGCCGGAGTCTGCAGATGCGGACAATCGTGTCTTCCAATCTTACGCCTGTAATGCCAAAGGCCGGTAGGATTACGTCCTACGCCCCCGTCCAGCGTATCAGGATCAACAGCATCGTAAAATGGTCCGAAGTCTTCCCCTGGCGTGGAGACGACCATACCCCAATCTGGTTCAATCCTGAACAAAGCCTCAAATACTGCCTCCTTCACGCTCTTGGCCTCGTCAATTATCACGCATACGGGACACCAATGCAGAACACCTTTATCATCCGGCGCCCATTCGCCATGATAACCTTCAAGTGTCAAGGCGTCCTTTGGAACCCTGGCAATCCAGCGACTTTGCAATCCGCCCACCTTCGGGCCCTTGACCGTCAGTCCGCTTATCGCAATACTCCATCCGGCGCTTTCGTAAGGTCTTAACATGCCTTCCAGATATTTAAACAACTGTCCTTCAATCTGCTCCTCGGCGCCGGCCGTACTCACCACGGTTGCGCCGGGAAACGCCGCCATGACACTCAAACCCAACAACGGCACCAGTATCCGCGTCTTGCCCGCCGAGTTATTGAAACTAGCCGCAACCTTCGCGCCCGGCTTGGCCGCTTCGGTGATTATCTCTTTCTGCCAGTCGTACAGTTCCGGCATTCCCCACGCACGTGCCTGTCTCAAGGGATGGTTAAAAGCCGAAAATTCAGCATGGCCTTTGGTTTCAACTTGATTCATGTTTTTATCTTGAATTCACCATGTCGTTCGTTTCGCGTCTTCATCTCGTCTTCCTAAATTTTTACTTGAGCAAGCGTTTCGTTCTCGTGTTGTATCCATAAATGTTTAATTTCCTCCGCCGACCCCGACGGGTTCTTAAGCATATTCACAAAATCGCGTATAATTTCCTGCGTTAAGGCACATCCGTTGTTGTCTAAAATCGTTTCGTTATCGAGTCGAATTACGGTCGCCATGGGCGTTACTTCGATAATGGCTAAAAATTTCATGATTTATCCTTTATGTTGACCTTCTTCCGTCTCATCCAGTTACTTCCAGATACGCACCATCGGCAATATTTTGACTTCGGGAAATGAAGGCAACTGCGGCAATACTCGTTTTTTAGTTCAAGTTTCTTCAAAATTCCACCTTCTCGGGTTCCAATTCCTGACTTTCTAAATTCGTTCTAATTTCAGGTTCGGAAAGATTTGATGACTCATCGTTCAGTACTGGATCTCGGTACAACGTCGGCGACTTTTCAAACATGGCATTCGGCGCCGCAGGATTTCCGATAGATACAAATCCGCAATCCGTAGGATTTTCAGATTCAAGAGGCATCGAAGGTTTAGGAATGGGAAGTTCCGATGGTTTCTGCTCATTCCTGATGTCATCGAGGATTATCATCAACCCTGTAGGATTCATCCCCGTCAACTCCATCAACGCCGTCAGCATTCCTTTCAGTCCGTCCGGTATCTTTGCCAGATTCTCGGCCGGATGCCCCGCAAACTGCGCCAGCCATGCGCAGATCGCCGCGGGGTCCATCCTGCCCTTATTATCTTTTGCGTCCCCGTCGAATACGCCCAACTTATTCAGTACCTCAATCGCTTTCAGTCTTTGTGGTACGCTTTCGCTCGTGTCAATCACTTCCTGGCACGTCTTGATCACGGATTGAAGGTTGATATCCTTGTTCGGGTCTGTTGGCGCCCGGGCAAATTTAAACCTACCTTTACTCAAAAAGGTTATCCGATCCGTGATTTCCTTCCGCTTGAGCAATCTGCAAGACATGGCATACGTTGACTTCCGATTCGTTCCGCCAAACGCATCCGCATACGCGTCGTTCCGTTTCTTACCTTCGGCTACAGCCGCTGCAAACACTTCCCATTCGGGTTTTTTTAATACCATATCACCTTTTGGCATAGTTCTCCTTTCTGTTATACAACATTGTTATACATTATTTTACCATAGTCAAGCAAAATAATGGCTGTTTTTTCAAAAAATCCCGCAGGGAGCATCTATATAGGGACCCGGCTTTCCAAAAGGGGCCCCCTCCCACCCTTTGACCGTCTTTTATTGATTAAAAGTCACGTCGCATAATACCAATTATGTCTACCATTTTTGAAAGTGGCAAACTATTGGTATTATTGAGCAGAATTGACATGGCATGCGTATTCCTTAAGTTATTTGAAAGTTTTAACCATACCCCACATTCTCAATCATGAGAATAAGTGTGCCAAAATGTCTCACTTATACAATCAATCAGGCGGGCTTACAAAACAGCAGGGTGTATCTACACTAGGATAACAGATTGTAAGGGCGCACAGGGCAATCTGGGGCACGTCTAGACTATCAACATCCGACTGACTGACGCAATTTATCTTTTTCTCGTGATTTTAGGAAAGCTTTTATTTGAGACCTGACTGGCCTAGGGGTGCAGGGTAGTCAAGTCTCGTCTTGATCCTCCGGAGACTTTACTAAGCGGGGGTATATTACGTAGTAATACCCCCCTAGTAAAGTCTCGGAAAGAGACTTGGCTGCCGGGAGACTTTACTGACACGCCTGATAAGACTTTACTGGGCAGGCGAGTCTCAAAATAAGAGTGGTAAAAAAGAGCATAAAAAAGAGCATAAAAAAATGGAGTCAAAACCCATATATTCTCATATTTAAGAAACGATTTGAGAATATGAGAAATAAAACAGGGTAAAACAAGGTAAAATAATGAGCAACAAAACAAATACGTATTGATAATCAATGAGTTATGATATATGCGTTAATCTTGGCACGAGTAATGCTTTATAGTACAGTGTAAAATGTATGAGAACTTATAAGGGGGTATTGTAAAAAGCATGTCAAGCGATAATTTTGGGAAAAATATCTTGTAGCTTATAAGGAGGCGAGCTTATATTTCATTGTCTATCAGGAAGTTGTGGTTAAGACACAGAGGGGTGATGGGCAATGACAGAACGAAA